AAGTGAGAGGAAAAAGATGGAAGATAATAAGAAAGTAACAATTTTATATACAAATTGGAAAGGCGAAACAAAATATAGAAATATTATACCAATGTCGGTTGAGTTTAAAGCCACACAATGGCATCCAGAAGAACAATGGATATTAAATGCAATGGATATTGATAAAAATGCGCAAAGGGCTTTTGCAATTAAGGATATAAAAGAATGGAAAGTAAATTAAATTGATTTTGAGGAGGAATTTAAAATGTCAAAAGAAATTAAATATGGCGAAGATGCCAGAAAATCATTATTAAATGGTGTAAATAAATTAGCTGATACAGTTAAGGTTACATTAGGACCCAAAGGAAGAAATGTAGTTTTAGATAAACAATTTGGTGCACCACTTATTACAAACGATGGTGTTACAATAGCAAAAGAAATAGAATTAGAAGATCCATTTGAAAATATGGGAGCAAGACTTGTTAAAGAAGTATCAACAAAAACAAACGATGTAGCAGGAGATGGAACAACAACAGCTACAGTATTAGCTCAAAGTATGATAAAAGAAGGCGTAAAAAATGTTGCAGCTGGTGGAGATCCAATGGCAATAAAAAGAGGAATGAGCAAAACAGTTGATAAAGCTGTTGAAGAGTTAAAGAAAATAAGCTCAAAAGTAGCTGGAAAAGAAGATATAGCAAGAGTTGCAAGTATATCAGCAAATGATAATGAAATTGGAGAACTAATTTCAGAAGCAATGGAAAAAGTATCAAGTGATGGAGTTATAACAATAGAAGAATCAAAAACATCAAACACAGAGCTAACAGTAGTAGAAGGAATGCAATTTGATAAAGGATATGTTTCTCCATATATGGTAACAGATACAGAAAAAATGGAAGCAGTTGTTGACAATCCATACATATTAATAACAGACAAAAAAATCAGCAATATCCAAGAAATACTACCATTATTAGAAAACTTAATGCAACAATCTGGAAAACTAGTAATAATATGTGATGATATAGAACAAGAAGCATTATCAACACTTATATTAAACAAACTTAGAGGAGTTATCAACGTTCTAGCAGTTAAAGCGCCAGGATATGGTGACAAGAGAAAAGCAATGTTACAAGATATTGCAATATTAACAGGTGGAGAAGTTATAACATCAGATTTAGGACTAGAATTAAAGAATGTTCAAATAGAACAATTAGGAAGAGCAAGACAAATAAAAGCAGACAAAGAGCATACAATAATAGTTGATGGCTCAGGAGATAAACAACAAATAGCAGACAGAATTGGTCAACTTAAAGCTCAAATAACAGAAGAAAAGAGCGAATACGAAAAAGAACAACTACATGAAAGACTTGCTAAAATAGCAGGAGGAGTTGCAGTAATAGGAGTAGGAGCTGCAACAGAAGTAGAAATGAAAGACAAAAAGCTAAGAATAGAAGATGCTTTATCTGCAACAAAAGCAGCTGTTGAAGAAGGAATAGTTGCAGGTGGTGGAACAGCATTTGTAAACATATTACCAGAAGTAGAAAAGTTTGTAAGCAGTCTACAAAAAGAAGAAAAACTTGGAGGAAATATAGTTCTTAGAGCATTACAAGAACCAGTAAGACAAATTGCAATAAATGCAGGACTAGAGCCAGCAGTTATATTAGAAAAAGTAAAAGCTTCACCAATTGGAGTTGGATTTGATGCTGGTAAAGAAGAATATGTAGATATGAAAAAAGCTGGAATAGTAGATCCAACAAAAGTATCAAGAAGTGCTCTACAAAATGCAGCATCAGTTGCAGCAATGATATTAACAACAGAAAGCATAGTAACAGACAAAAAAGAAGAGAAATCTTGTAACTGTGGTGGACACGAAACACCAGACATGAGTGGAATGTATTAAAATAGATAAAAGTGAGGAGGCTTTTAGTCTCCTCACTTTTATTATAAAGACGATTAATCTGGGTTGTTATAGAAAAAAGAAAGCTACAATAATGAATGTTCAAAAAAATTGAACAAAAAATTAAAAAAATTAAAAATAAGTATTGACAAAAACAGAAAAGTCTAGTATACTAAGAAAGTCGAAAGAAATGGTCGCTTAGCTCAGCTGGGAGAGCATCTGCCTTACAAGCAGGGGGTCATAGGTTCGAGCCCTATAGCGACCACCATTCTTTATAAAGAAATTTAGAATATTCTAAATTTTTTTATTTACGGCCTGGTAGTTCAGTTGGTTAGAACGCTAGCCTGTCACGCTAGAGGTCGACGGTTCGAGCCCGTTCCAGGTCGCCATTTTTTTATTCAAAATCAAATAATTGGCTTGATAGCTCAGTTGGTAGAGCAGAGGACTGAAAATCCTCGTGTCAGTGGTTCGATTCCACTTCAAGCCACCAAAGAAAAACAGCTATATCAATACATATAGCTGTTTTATATTTTTCTCGAAACCGTTTAATATTTTTAATATTTTAAACATTTTCAATAGTTTAGTGTGTCAAAAAGTGTGTCAAAATTATCCTAAAAATTGATTCACTTTGTCAATAGACTTTTGATTATCTTGTGAATCTAAATGTGTATATATATTTAATAAAACTTTTACATCTTTGTGTCCCATCCATTGTTGAGCTTGTTTAATATCTATTCCTGCTTTATGTAATATACAAGCGTATGTATGACGAAGTTGATGTAATGTAAATTTTATTTCTGAATATTCTTCCTTTGACACACTTTCAGATGTGTCAAATTTTAAATTGTTATTAATTTGTTTCAAAACGTAAGAAAGTTTCCTCTTTAAAGTTGTTTCAGACATCATTTTATCTAAAGTGTTAGTAAAGATGTAATCTTTATCTTTGTGAGATTTCTTCAATTCATCTAATTTATTGTAAAGAATATTAAAAATAGGAACCTTTCTAGATTCTTCATTTTTTGTTTTTTTAATCACTGGCTGATTGTTTTGAAAAGTAATAGCCTTATTAATCAGAATGTATTTATTATCTAAATCAATGTCTTTGTATTGTAGAGGAACTAATTCTTCTCTACGAAGACCAGTATATAAAAGAAACAGTATCATAAAAGCATTAGAATCGTTTTCTGACAACTTTTTTATTTCGTCAATAACTTTTTCTGTTAAAGGTTCTTTTTCGGCAGATTTGTGCTTTTTTATTTTAATGCCTAATGCCACATTTTTATATATGTAGTCGTTTTCCACAGCTTTATTTAAAATCTGTTTAATAGTAAGTAATGCCACATCTTTTCTTCTCGTTATTCCTTTTTTGTCAAGTTCGTTCAACATAGATACTATGTCAGACTGCTTAAGATATTTTAGTGGAGTATTACCAATATAAGGATTTATATGTAATCTAATTGCATCAGAATACATCTTTATTGTTGCAAGTTCTTTATCAGCTTTATATGTGTTTAACCATCTATCAGCCCAAACGGACACAGTTAATCCCTTATCATCAATAAAAATTCCTTTATTATTTTGGTTTTTTTTCTCGATATATTGTTTTTCTAAATCTTTTGAATTGTCAGAATACAAAGTTTCTATCTTTCCATTCACAGAAACTCTTTTCATTAGTCTGCCATCTGCTCTTTTTGTATATGTAAATGCCATTTTTCCTCCTTAAATTAACCAAGTTTTAGTAAAAAATAAAAACAAGAAAATCATAATAGTGTTACCTACAAAATTATATGCAAGCATATCTTCAATTTGATAGGCTTTTTCTTCGCTTTTTTTAGACATTAGTATCATAACAACTAATGAGTGTAGACCTGTATATATAACAGATGCAAAAGAGGCGACGAGTATTTGGACTAAGATATTTAGAAAAAACATATTATCATCTCCTTTTAAATATAATTATTATTTTTGTAATAAGAATAAGCAGTATTAATTAATTTTTCGCTTACACCTAATTCTTCTGCGACCTGATAAGAATACTGACAGCCTTCTTCTTCCAACTTTAATAGAGAAGAGGCAGGAGCGAGAGTAGTAAAAGCCCATTTTCTGGCCCTATATTCTTTTTTTCTTATAGTTTCTTCATCAGAATTAATATTATATAAGGAATTACAATAATAATGTCCGAGTTCTTCAGCAAGTATTTCTTTTTCTTGCACCAGATTGTCTATTTTTGAATAATTAATTCCAATGCAATACTGATTATCTATTACACCTATAATAGCTTTATTTTTCATTTTGAAAGAAATTATAGGGATATTTTCTTTATTTGCTATAGAATATAATTTTTCTAACTCCATTTTATTTTTTTTCTTCTCCATATTTAATTTTTTTGTAGAATCTTAATGCGTCTGCTATTTCTTCATCTGTTAGTCCTTTCATTTCTTTATGATAAGCAAAATCAAATTCCTGTTTTATTTTGTCTTCTGGATTGCGAACGTTAGACTTTCCAAGAAGGTAGTCAGTACTGACTTTAAAATATTCAGACAGTTTTATTATTGTATCTGGAGACATGTCTCTTTTTTCATTTTCATAATTCGAAACAGTTTGAATAGTAACATTTAAATATTTCGCAATTTTTTCTAAGCTTTCTCCTCTTTCTGTTCTCAAGAGTTTCAATCTATTCATAAAAATAACTCCTTTACATAATTAATATATATTATAATACAATTTGTTTAACTTGTAAACAAATTGTAAACTTTTTTTCTTAGAGCGTCAATACTTTTAAACAAATTGTAAAAATATTTTTAAAAAAGTATTGACAATCAACAAAATGTTTAATATAATGTGTTCAACAAATTGTTGAGGAGGTGCGAAATGAATAAAAGGACATTGCAAGAATTAAGAAAAAATAAAAACTTAACGCAAGAACAGGTAGCAAAGATTTTATCAATAAGAAAAGAGTACTTATCAATGCTTGAAAATGGAACAAGAAATCCAAGCGATCCATTGAAAGAAAAAATGTCAAAGCTGTATGGGTGCACAATATCAGATATTTTTTTAGCTATCAATTCAACAAAATGTTTAAAATAAATAATAGGAGGAGAGTATGGAAGAAAAAATAGTAGAACTAAGTGAAATGGCAAAACCTGTAATTGATTTTATAAAAAATAATTACAACCCTCACACTACAGTAATAATAAATGAAGATAGTATAAAGGTTGTAACAGACGAAATAAACATTCCTCTAATTAACCAATTTTAATTCCAGGATAAAAAGGTTTTATAAAGCTATGAAAATATCTACCGCAAGAACCAGCAGAGATTAAACTATAATATCTCTCTTGAGGAACTCCATGATATTGATAAATCCCACCATGGTTAAATTCAATTTCAAGAGTATTATTTTCATAACCAACAGAGCGAATGTCTGAAGAATTTACGAAGTTTCGATTCATGTGACAACACCTCGCTTTCTACAAATTAGAATATTTTTCTCATAAGTTCGAGGCAATTATATCAAAAATTAGATAAGAAATAAAGAGAGGAGATGAAGAAAATGGCAACGAATGTTTGCAGTAGAACAAGGACAAAATTTGTAACAGTAAAAGAGGTTGCAGAAGAATTAGGCTGTTGTGTACAGCAAGTATATAAGACAATGAAAAGACCAGAAATGAAAAGTTGTAAAAAGAAAATTGGAACAGCAGGAATAAGAATAGACAAAGATGAGTTTTTTAGAATAATGGAACAAATTTATAGATAGAAAGGAGATGATAAACATGTATAGCTTATTTGAAATAGCATTTTTTATATTATATTTTGCAACTAAAATAGCAAAGTTCATTGCAATATTGTTATTAGTTCAAATAACAGTATATAGATTAAGTGGATTTAGCATATACAAATTTACAATGAAAAAAGCAAACAAATTATTAAATTAAGGAGGAAGAGTATGGACAAGCTAGACAAATGTTATATATGGCACATAATAACTCAAGCAAAGCTAAAATTAAGATTAAAAGAATTAAAGAAAGGAGTGAAATAGTATGTTTGAAAGAAAAAAACATTTAAGAGAAGTTATTAAAACAAAATCAAAACAAATTGAAAATAGAGACAAACTTATAGATGGACAAAGAGCAGAAATACATCAATGGCAAAAAGAGAACGAAGTATTACACCAAGAGAACAAAGAGCTAAGATTTGACAATGAAGAGCTTTCAGAATTAGTTAGAAGAATAAAAAATTTAGCTGAAAGTAACAGCTATAACAATGAAAAAAATATTTTAAACAAAATAAAAGAGCTAGTAAATGATTTCGACAGCATTACTAACTCATAGAATCACAAATATATGAACTCCTGTATCTATTATACAGGAATTAGAAAGGAAAGTCAAATGGCAAAAGCAGTAGGAATTATAAGAAGATTAGATGATTTAGGAAGAATAGTTATTCCAAGAGAGATAAGAAGGAGCTTAAAGATAGAAGAAGGAGAGCCTCTTGAGATATTACAAGTAGGAAATAAAATTGAAGTTTCAAAACAAAAGTCAAATACTTGTGCAGAGTGTGGAAGCTTTATAGAAGACAGTTATAAATATTGTCCTAACTGTGGAAAGGAAATTAATATCAAATGAGTAGAGAGAAAGATTTAGAAGATATGCAAGAATTTGTAGACGAATATGCAAATATAAAGGAAAAATTAGAGGACTTACTAGATGATACAACTAACGAAGATTTAAAAGAAGAGTTAAATGAACTAATTAGTTCATTAGAAGAAGACTATGGAGAAAGAAAGCAAAACTTCATAGAAAGAATAAATGAGTTAGAGAATGAGGAAGAAGATTCGCTAGTAAAAGAATATTATTCAATGAGGTTATAAGGAGGAAAAAGAATGCAAGATTTAATAGTAGTAAAACAATTACCTCAAATAGAGGAACACTTAAAAGAGTTATCAATAGATATAGATAAAAAAGTTGAAAATGCAAAAAGTTTAATTTGTACAGAAGAAAATGTAAAAACGATAAAACAAGTAAGAGCAGATTTAAACAAAGAGTTTAAAGAAGTAGATCAACAAAGAAAAATGGTAAAAGAGCAAATACTTGCACCGTATATGCAGTTTGAAGAGATTTATAAAACATATATATCAGATAAATATAAAGGTGCAGATAGTGACTTAAAAACTAAAATAGATACAACAGAAAATGAATTAAGAGCAAGAAAAGAACAGGAAACAAGAGATTATTTTGAAGAATATAAACAGAGCTTAAGTATTGATTTTATAAAATTTGAGGACGCAAAAATCAAAGCCGGATTAGCAGATAGTAAAACGTCACTAAAGAAACAAGCTAAAGACTTCATAGACAGAGTTAATACAGATTTGGCAACAATAATGTTACAAGAACATAAAGAAGAAATATTGGTTGAATATAAGCAAAATGGATATGTTTTAAGTACTGCAATAAGTACTGTCATAAACAGAACGAAGGCGGTAGAAGAAGCTAAAAGAAAACAAGAAGAACTAAAACAAAAACAATTAGAAGAAGCTCAAAGAATTGCAGATGAAAACATAAAAGCACAAACAGAAGCAACAAAACAAGCATTAGAAAATTTTAGAGTACCAGAACAAGAAGTTCTACAAGCACCAATAATAGAAGAAAAACAAGAAGAAATATTAACATTAAGATTTACAGTAAAAGGAACAAGAACAAAATTAAAAGCATTAAAAGAATTTTTAGTAAATGGAGGATATGAATATGAGTAATGAAGTTCAAAAAAATAATGAATTGATGGTCAAATTTGATATTGATGGCAATGAAATAAAGCTAACGCCAAGTATAGTACAAGAGTACATAGTAGGAACAGATGCAAAAATAACAAATCAAGAATTTAAGTTGTTTACAGAACTTTGTAAAGTTAGAAAATTAAATCCATTCTTAAGAGAAGCATATTTAATTAAATATAAAGCAGGAGTACCAGCACAATTAGTTGTAGGAAAAGACGCAATATTAAAGAGAGCAGTACTAAATTCAAATTATGACGGAATGGAAAGTGGAATAATAGTTCAAAAAGAAGATGGAAGTATAGAAGAAAGACAAGGGACATTTAGACTAGGTAATGAACAACTCGTAGGTGGTTGGGCTAGAGTATTTAGAAAAGACTGGACACATCCTACATATTCAAGTGTAAGTTTTAATGAAGTAGCACAAAAAACAGGACAAGGACAATTAAATTCAAACTGGGGAAGCAAAGGAGCAACAATGGTTGAGAAAGTTGCAAAAGTAAGAGCATTAAGAGAAACATTTGTTGAAGATTTAGCAGGAATGTATGAAGCAGAAGAAATGCAACAAGAAATTCCACAACAAGAGCCTATTGAGGTACAAGCTGAAATAGAAGAACAAACAGAAAATACAAAAGAGGTATCAATGAATGAACTATAAAATTATATCAAGTTGTAGCACAGGAAATGCAACAATAATAAAAGACATAATTTTAATAGATTGTGGAGTTACTTTTAAAAGGCTAGAGAAGTATTATAAACAGTTAAAAATAGTACTTCTCACGCATATACATTCAGACCACTTTAAAAAGGAAACAATTAAGAAATTGGCACAGGAAAGACCAACATTAAGATTTGCTTGTTGTGAATGGCTATTAAAACCACTATTGGAATGTGGAGTTGAAAGAAAGAACATAGATATACTTCAAATTGGCACGAGATACGATTATAAGCTATTTAAAATTGTACCAATCAAATTATATCATGATGTGCCTCAATGCGGTTATAGAGTATTATTTGATGATTATAAAGTAATTTATATGACAGATACAAAAACAGTCGAAGGAATAGTAGCAAAGAATTATGACTTATATCTTGTTGAAGGTAATTACGATGAAGATGAAATAGAAGAAAGAATAAAAGAAAAGCAACAAGACTGCAAATATGTTTATGAATTTAGATCAAAAGATAGTCACTTAAGCAAACAACAAGCAAGTGAATTTTTATTGAATAATATGGGAGAAAATTCAAAATATGTTTTTATGCACCAACATATAGAAAGGTAACAAAATGCAGAATACAGCAGTTATAGATGACATAGGAATAGATTTAAAAACAGGAAAAGCTAAAATAACATTTCTATTTGACAATAAGTATATTTTGCAGGAAGCAGAAGAACTAAAAGACAAGAAACTTAATGTAGAAGCAACAAGATGGTATAAAAAACGTTCTTTAAATGCTAATGCATATTTATGGGTTCTTATTGGAAAATTAGCTGAAAAACTCAATATAAGTAACATAGAGGTATATAAAAAACACATAAAAGAGGTTGGCAAATATACAGTTTTACAAATGGAAGAAGATGCAATGACTGAATTTGAAAGAATATGGCAAAAGAATGGACTAGGTTGGTTCTGCGAAAAAGCCATAGATGAATATGGACAAGTGGTATTACTAGCATACAATGGAAGTTCATCATATAACACCAAACAAATGACAAGACTTATAGATAGTGTGATACAAGATTGTAAAGAACAACAAATAGAAACAATGACACCAGAAGAGTTAAAAAGTTTATTAGCGAGGTGGGAAAGATGAGCAAAAGAAGTAAAGCGTGTGAGATACCTCAAAAAGTCAAAGAAAAGGTATGGAATAGAGATAATTGTAGTTGCATTATTTGTGGAAAATATGTGGACAAGAGTTATGCAAATGCTCATTTTATAAAAAGGTCACAACGGTGGCCTAGGCATAGAAGAAAATATAGTTACATTGTGCCGAGAATGCCATTATAAAGAAGATTTTGGTCAAGCCACTAAATTATATGAACAAAAGATAGAAGATTATTTAAAATCAAAATACGGCTTAATTTGGAATAAAGAAAAATTATTTTATAAAAAATATTAGGAGGAAATGTAAATGAGTTTTAGAACAGAAATAACAGAAAATTATATAAAAATTGAAGGAAAAACAAATGAAATACTTGCAGGCTTAGCAGTATATATAAGCAAGTTAAAAGATGAGGGTATACCTAAAGAGATTATACAAGAGGTAGTTGATTTAGCCTTGAAAGATAAGAAAGAAAAACAATCTGAGACAATATTAGATACTGACAAAGTTAAAATACAAAAGTTTGATTTAAATAACATGTCGAAAGAAGAGGCAGAAGATTTAATAACAAAAGAAATATTAAAAATGTTTAATTAATAATACAGAAATTTAAAGAAAGGAGGACATGGAGATATAACTTATAAAATTCTTATAAGGTTTCTATGTCCTCATTTGAACAAGAGGGATAAAGATATGGAAGGTTGGATAAGCGTTTATAGAAAGTTCCAAGAACACTGGATTTGGAAGAGTTCCGAACCTTTTGACAAAAGGTCTGCATGGATATCTCTTTTATTAAAAGCTAATCATAAGAATACAAAAGTGATGCTAGACAGTAAACCAATTGAAGTAAAAAAAGGAAGTTTTATAACATCAGAAATTAAACTTTCTGCTGAATGGAAATGGGGAAGAAAAAAGGTAAGAACATTTTTAAAAAGTTTGGAAAATGACCGAATGTTGACAAAAAATAGCACAACAAAGTATACAACTATAACCATTGAAAATTGGGACTTGTACCAGAATGTGGAACAACAAAAAGAACAACAGCGGAACAGCTGAGGAACAACAAGGGAACACAAACAATAATGATAATAATATATATTTATATTTATTTAATAAATATAAGGTCGAAAATCGAAGAAGTTTTTCAGAGTATATGAAAAAAACAAAAGCATTAAGAGAAGACGAAAAATGGGATTTACTTACTAAAGAAGAACAAACAAGATTAATGAGTGAAATATAAAGAAATATAAAGGAGAGTGAAAACAAATGAATATAATAACACAAACTACAAGACAAATGAGTTTTGATGATATACAAGATAAGGCAAAAATAAGATACATACAGATATTGAATAGATTGGACAAGCCTAAAACGGCAAAAGAGTTGGCTGTGGAGCTATTTGATTTAGGGTTTATTCCTAGCACGGAAAGGAACTACACCGCACCACGCTTGTCAGAGTTAGAAGATATGGGAATGGTTAAAGCGATAGATAAAAGGAAATGTGAGTATACAGGGAAAACAGTAGCTGTTTACGAAAGAACACTGAAGGGATTTGAAGCTTTGAACATGAATCACATTCCAAAGATTAATCGGAGGTAGCTATGTTGATTAAAACTAATTTACGCGAAATATTAAAAAATATGATTGATGGTAATGTGCAGATCACAGACAATTCGGTATGTGGTAAATGTAGCAAATGTGGAGAGTGTTGTAGTTGCTTTTTGCCAATAAGTCAAAATGAGGCAGATATAATTCAAAAGTATGTTATAGAACATCAAGTTAAACCTCAAAAGAAGTTATTGGTTATGGAAAATAGACTAACATGTCCCTACTACGATGGCAAAAAATGTTTAATATACGAGGTCAGACCTTTAATTTGTAAAGAATTTTATTGTTATAAAAAGCCATCTGCAGAACTAGCTCAAAAATTTTCAAAAGATGTATATATTCCAGTAAATATGTGGGGAATAGCAAACGAAATAGATAAATATTTTAGGAGGCGTCAATGAAAAAAATAAAATTAAATTATACAAAACAAGGATATTCATACATTAAATGCACAATAGAAGACTGTCTAGATTGGGGTGGATTAGCAATATGTGATGATTGTTGTAAAACAATGCAAGATGATGTTTATCTGATTTTTGTACTAGGAAGAGCCTATTGCCCTGAATGCTTTAAAAAATGGAAAAACAGAGCAAAAAGACATACAGAAGATTTGCAGTTGCAAGAAGAAAGACAAAAACAATGGTATAAGGCTTATGGCTTTGATATAGAGGAATAAGATATGAGTTATCCACAATTAACTCGGTATCTGTGCAAAAGCACTGAGATATGGACTATGTAGACGGATGTCAGCAATTAGAAAACATTTATTTTCGAGGAGTTAAACAGTGCAAGTATGTTACAGGTACCGAAAGGGAACAAATTAAATTAGAGTTAGATAAACAGGAGAGAATATGGAAATAGAAGATATTTTAAAATACACATTAACACTCTTTCAAGATATAGATAAAAGACTATCAGAGTTAAGAAATCAACAAAGTATTTGGGATATTAAACAAGATGAGCTACTGCATTATATAGAAAATCACAATATAGATGCAGTTAGATCATGTAAAATAGTAAAGCAATTGAAATATGTAAGGGGAGAAAGAAGAAAAGTAAAAGATGAAATAGATGTAGTAGTGTCATTGAAAAATACTTTTATTGATAAATATAAAAACAAGTTTATAGAAAAAGATTTAATACAAGCATTGAAAAATTTAAAAGAATTAGAACAAAGGAAAAATAATCCTAAATATACATATCAGTATTTAACTGAAGAATTGGAGATGAAAGATGAGATATAAATTTGAAATCTATGAAAAAGCAATAGGAAAAGAAAGGCCAAGATATAGTGCTAAAACTCATAGAATGTACACACCAACTAGGACAAGCACTTTTGAAGAGAAAGTAAAAAGTGCTTTCCTAGAAAAATACAACATAGAGATAGCCCCAACAGAAAAGTCATTAGAAGCAATAATTAAAGTATATTTTGAAATACCTAAAAGTTTCAACAAAAAGAAAAGAACTTCGTTGATGTATACTCCGTACGACAAAAGACCAGACTGCGATAATCTAGCCAAGTCAATATTAGATGCATTGAATGGGTTAGCTTACAAAGATGACAAACAAATTACATATTTATCAATTGAAAAATTGTACGGAGAAGAAAATAAAATAGAAGTGGATTTGGAGGAAATATGCGAATACCAAAAATAATTAGCAGAGAACGGACACGAATACATATTTGTACAGCAATGTAACGATAACATTTATTTGTATAAAGAAATGTTGCATCGGATACAAAGAATGCTTCAGTAGAGATGAGTTAAAATCAGTTGAAAAGAGAAATAAAAGGGGGCGACCACCAAAGTATGAGCAAAAATAAAAGTGCTAGACAAGAACTAGAAAGACTATACGGCAAAGAATGTTTTATAGACAAATTACATTTAAGAGAAGAAACACAAAAAAGGTACACAGGAAAAGGTCAATTTAAGCGAATGAAACAGCTTACATATCATCACATAAAAATGAGAAAAGATGGAGGAAAGGCTACAATTGAAAACGGAGCGTTGTTATCAACAGAAAATCACGCGTGGTTCCATAAACAAACACCAGAAAAACAAGCAGAAATGAATAAAGCATTTCAACAATATAAGATGTCTATTGCTGTAATAACAACTGCAGGAGTACAGCAAGTAAAAGAAATTAAGTTTGATATGAGTGACTGCATAACAATACCATTAGAAAAAAATCGAGAAACAACTAAACAGCGTAGAGCAAGGGAAAAAAGAGAATTAAGAAAAGAAATGGAGGAAATAGAACTATGAATAAGAAAGACATTATAGATGCAATAGTAATAGCACTATTTATATTGATATTAGCAATATATGATGTGTATATAAGTGCAGACAACGAACTGAAGAGCAATAAAATAAATGAACTAACGAACAAAGTAGAGCAACAGACAGAGCTTATAGATGCTCTGCAACAATAGGAGGTTTATATGGAAGATAAAATTGAAGTAGGAGAATATGTGAGAACAAAAGATGGAAAAATTGATAAAGTTATAAATTCTAATTTTTATATGAGTATATATGTAGAATGTGAAAAGGGACTTTGTTTAATAGAGAGCATAGTAAAACATAGCAAACAACTAATAGATTTAATAGAATGTGGAGACTATGTAAATGGAAGAAAAGTAAAACATATTGGTATGTTTGAAGGATTTCCAGATTATCCAAAATTAATATTTGTTGATGAAACACATTTAATACCAAGTGATACTTGTGAAAATGATGAAATTAAAACAATACTTACAAAAGAATTGTACGAAGCTAATTGCTATAAAGTAGGAGGAGAAGAAGATGAATAGAGAGATAAAGTTTAGAGGAAAATGTTTAGTAGACATAGGAAACATAAAAAAAGTTGATTGGGTATATGGTGGAATTAGTTATGATACGGATAGAGTTTGGATAGATATGCCGTATTATGGACAAATATTAGTTGATAAAGACACAGTAGGACAATTCACTCGGATTACACGATAAAAACGGAAAAGAAATATATGAGCGGAGATATATTAAAAGGAACTTTTTATGGATTTCCAATGCCTGAATATGATTATGTATTTCAAATATATTGGGATGAAAAAGAAAAAGGGTTTATGGCAAGTTATTTTGAACCTAGCGAATGTGAAGTAATTGGAAATATATACGATAATCCAGAGTTATTAGGAGGAGAATAGATATGTTAAAAATAGAGAATTTAGATAAATTAAAAATAACTTCTATAACAGCAGTAATACATTTTAAATATGACAATAAAGATTATTTTATTTATACAAATACTGAGAGTACAACAAGCACAACCTTATATAGTGGCAGAGACAAGTTTAGAAATGAAGCAATAGAAAGAGTATGGGGATATATTCCTAATCTAATAAAATATAAAAATAATAGAAAAATATTAAAAGCAATAGACAAAAGAAATTTTGTAAAACAATTATATAAAGCTGGATTAATAGATGCTTATAACGAGATAAAAGAAGAAGTAGAATTAGAAAAGAAAGAATACCAGAAAATAATAAAAGAGATAGGAATACTAAACAATAAATTATTTGAATTGAAAAATAGATAGAATTAATAGATGCGTTACAACAGTAGGAGGGAAAGATGAATAAATGTAAATTAGATTTATTTAATAAAAAGAAGATAAAAGAATTAGAACAAGAAAATTATGAACTTCATAACGATATAGAAGGATATATAAAAAATGAACGAATTTGGAGTAAACAAATAGATAATTTAGAAAAAACATTAACTAATACAATACAAGAAAATCAAAGATTGATAGATTGGGTAATGAACATATTAAAAGAATTTGGAACAGTAGAAATTGGAGATAGACAACATATAGAAATACCTATACATAAACAAAATATATGTAGTGCTTATGATAGAAATTATATGGGAGTTTTTGAAAAAGAACGAATAGAAATACCTTCAATAACAATAGTAAAAATGGAATAGGAGGAGAATAGATATGCTAAGAATTTTTTTTCAATATATATATTTATTAAATAAAATTAGAAAATCAAAAATGAAAGGATATGAAGGAATCCAAGTTCTTTTAATATACCCAATAAATAAAAAAAGATTAGAGGAAAATGGTTACTCTGTATATGAACCAAATTTATTTAGAAATTATTATGTGATAAGGTGGGTAGATTAGATATGTTAAAAAGATATTGTGATATATGTAAAGTTGAATTAGATAAAGATGAAGAAGTAAAAGAAGTTAAATTGCCTAATAAGAATTTAAAAGTATGTATAAGTTGTTTGAAGGCATTAGAACAACACATAAAAACTGAAAGTAATAATTTTAAAATCGAAACTATTAGATATGAAAAAGGCTATGCAGACAAATGGGAGGAGATATGTTAAAAAATAAGATGTGTTATACGATTTAATCAAAGCAAATTTAGTAGAAAAGGAGTAAAGTTATGAAAAATATATTAGTAGAAAATTTAAATTTAAAAGAAGGACACGCAGTATGTTTTGACTTTGATGGAGTTATTCATAAATATTCAAAAGGATGGCAAGACGGAAGTATATATGATGAACATAACAAAGAAATAATTAACTTAATGTGTTTTTTACAAAAAGCAGGAATACCGATTTTTATATGTTCTACAAGAGAACCAATGCAAATAATAAGTTGGTGGAATAAACAAGGATTTTGGTGCGAGGCTGTAAGCATAAGTAATGACAAAACATTTTGGAATGATTTGAATTGCATAGGAGTAACAAACAGAAAATTACCAGCTCAATTATATATAGATGACAGAGCATATAATTATAGTGAACAAACAATGAAAGAAATAATATTAGATTTATCAGTAAAGGAGTAAATAAGATATGAAATATAGAAAAATACCAGTAGAAATAGAAGCAGAACAATGGAACGGACAAAATGTTGTAGATATATATAATTTTTTAGAAGGTACAAATTATCAAGGTGAATCAGAAGGGGTAAAACCAGAAGGAAAAAACTTTTATATTAAGTTTGAAAATGGTGGTTGTATGCAGGGCTCATTAATCATCAAAACATTAGAGGGAAATATGAAAGCTAGTTTAGGCGACTATATAATAAAAGGCGTTAATGGAGAATATTATCCTTGTAAACCAGATATATTTGAAAAAACTTACGAGAGGAGTGATACATATTGAAAGTTAAAAATATGCCAAACGGAACAATTTTATGGAATGGTTACAACATATTAGGAATAAAAGGAAATACATTAGAAGAAAAATATGGAAATAAGTATGATGAGTGTGAATGTATACAAGAGAGTGGAAATTCTATTGATTTTTCATTGATAAAAAAGTAAAGGAGGTATTTTAAGTGAAAGAAAATAGTATAGAAGAAGATATAAAGAACATAGAAGAAATAATAGAATTATCTAAAGAAGAAATAGATGCAAAAGATGAAAATATAACAGCAATATTAGATATAGAAGATTTAATAAGTTTGGCATATATTTTATCAGACTATAAAAGAGTATTAAAAGAGAATGAAATATTAAAGGAAGAAAAAGAGCAAGCTTGGGAAGAGTGGAATAATTTAGAACAAGGAAGTTATGAAACAGAACAAAAATTAAAACAACAAATTAAAAAATTACAAGAAGAGAATGAAGAATTAAAAATAAGCAATAAAGAAATAGACAAAGAATGTAGTAGATTAGAGAAAAAAGAAGTTGAATTAATTAATGAAAATGAACATTATGAAGATTTAATATATGCATTAAAAACTTATTATGACATTACAGAAGAAGATTTAGAAAAATGTATGAAAAATGATAGATGAGAGGGGAGGAATAAATGATAATAGAAACAACTATAAATTTGAAAAATAAAAGTAAGGAAGAGTTAATACTGTTACTAAATGAAAGCTTAGGTATCATAGAAAAACTACAAAAAGAGAATGAGAAATTAAAAAACATAAGGTATGATACACCATATGGAACAGAAACTATACACTTAATACCTGAAAGCGATTTAATAGAAATAAATACACAAAAATATATGATAGAAGTAGAACCTGGAAAGTTTGTGGATTTAAAACAAGTATATCTGGAGAATAAAGAATTAAAAAGCAGAATCCCAAGTTTAGAAAATGGAACATATACAGGAGATATTGAAGGACTTTTAAAGCTAGAAAAAGAAATAGTAAAAAGAGATAACGAGATAAAACAACTTAAAGAAGAAGTCTCACAATATAAAAAAATAAAAGAAATATCAGAAAATATAACACTAGAAGATGTGGAAAAAGCAGCAAAAAATTATGAAAAAGATTATATTTTGAGAGAAAAAGTTAAAGAAATAGCTTACGAATTATATTATAACAATTATAAAGGTAATCTTGATGACGGGAAATTCGCTCAAAAAATGGCTAAAAAATTAGAGAAAGTATTAAAAGAAAGTGAGGATAACAATGCCAGAAAAAGAAACAAGAGAACAAAAATATAGAAGAATAAATGATTTATATAATAAATTCTCGTTCTTATTCTTTCAGACTACTCATGAAGCTGGATGGCAAGACGAACTAAATAGTATTATTGTAGAACTTAGACGAGAATTAAGAAATTTTTAAGGAGGGAACGAATGAAATTATCTAGAGAAGATTATAGTGAAGCAAAAGGATGTTTAAAGAGATATAATTATAATTACATTAAGATAATAAATATTAAAGCAGATATTATGAGCATAGGTTCGCCGGTAATAGATGGATTGCCAAAAGCACCATATGGAACCTCTGACAAGGTTCTTGACAGTATAATTAAAATGGAAGAAAATGAAGAATTACAAGAAGTTATAAAAGAATATAACGCCGTTGTACAAGCCATACAATTAGTCAATAAAGACAGCAAATACATATTTGAAGAAATGTATATCAAGAGCAAAACAAAATGGGAAATAGTCAATTCTGGTATGTCAGAGAGGACTTTTGAGAGAAGAAATCAAAGTTTAATATATGCAGTACATAAAGAATTAAAAAAAATTGGCGGAAAATTGGCGGAATTTTAATAAAAAAATGTGTTATAATACCATTATGGATACATAGGTAAGGCTATATAAACAGGAAGGACTAACAAAAAGTTGGTCCTTTTGACATTTTTCGACAGCATTTGCAAAATAGATCATATATAATATCTCTGAAAAGGGGGTGTTATGTATGAGAAAGTGCGATGTTTGTGAAAAAAATAAAGCTGTATATGAAGTATATGGAACAAATAAAAAAATATGTGATGATTGCAAGGGAAATTTTTTTGTCTGTCCTGGATGTGGAACCATATACGAGCAAAACGACTATGAAAATGGTGACAATAATGGATTTTGCAGAAGAAAATGTGCTAATAAAGGATAAAAACGAAGAGCTTATCAGTTGATAGGCTCTATTATTTATGCTATTAACTAATACTAGATAAAGTTAATATATATGTTGCTACTAGGCAATTCTCCTTTAAGAATATATAAAAGGCAATTCTAGTTAAGCCTTTAGATGTACAGTAAACAGTGATATAACATAGAATGCAGATTGACAATATAAGTCGATTAATTTTAGATTGCAATATTCTATAACTATATCATTGTTTAGTGTGTATTAAATAACGAAAGAGGTGTTGTTATGACTAACGAAGAACGTTATAAGATATATAAAGAGAAGATATGTCCTACTTGCGATCACTATAAAGACAAAGAGTATAAAGAGTGTTCTATAAGAATAAAAATAGATGGACAAGCAGGGTGTATTAATTATTGTTGTTCTAATTACAGAAAAGGGATAAAAGAAAAATGCATTGTTCGAAAATGTAAAAGTTGTAACAATTATTATAAGTGTTTTAAGGAGAAAAAGGATGTCAAAAGGTAAAAAGACAGATAATGAAACAATATATAAAATAATGATAAGTATGTTTAGCACAAATAATTTTAGTGAAACAGGCAGGCAATTAGGAATACCTCAAAGAACTGTAGAAAAAATATACAAAGAAAATAAAAATAAGCAAGAATTTACGAAACTATGCGAAGAAAAAAAAGACGAATTTGCAAAAAAAGCAAGTAGGATAATAGATAAAGCCTTAAATAGACTAGAAAAGGTGTTGGATGATGAAGAAGAAAAGATACCTGTCAATAATTTATCAACAGTAATAGGAACTTTATATGATAAGAGAAATCTTGCAGAAGGAAAGAGTACTGTTAATACAGAGCTAAATATAAGAATGGACGAAAAAGTGGAGGAATTATCTAGATAATGGATTATAAAGTACCTAAATTATATCCGAAACAAGAAGAATTTTGCAAAAGTAAAGCTAAATATACTTGTTATGGTGGAGCAAGGGGCGGAGGAAAATCATTTGTTGCTAGAATAAAAGCAATTCTTTTGGCTTTGTATTATCCAGGAATACAGATACTCCTACTGAGAAGAACTTTAAATGAGTTGAGAGAAAATCATGTAATACCACTGCAGAAAGAATTAAAATGTAAACAAGAAGAAAAGATAGCACAATATAAATCACAAGAAAAAGTGTTTGATTTTCCAAATGGAAGTAGAATTATATTAGGGTATTGTGACAACGAAGCAGATGTACTACAGTATCAAGGACAAGCATATGAGGCAATTTTTATTGAAGAGGCTACACATTTTACAGAATTTCAGTTTAACTGTTTGAAAGAAAGTAACAGATTGTCAGGACAATGTAGGAAACAAATTAAGCCAAGAATGTATTTGACCTGTAATCCAGGAGGAGTAGGGCACACTTGGGTTAAAAGATTATTTATTGATAGAGATTTTTCAGAAAATGAGAACCCAAAAGAATACAAATTTATTCCCGCATTAGTATATGAGAATGAATATATTGTGAAAAATGATCCGGATTATATAAAAGCATTAGAGAGTTTGCCAGAAGATAGAAGAAGAGCGATGCTTTATGGAGATTGGGATATATTTGAGGGACAGTTCTTTACAGAATTTAAGAGAAATATACATATAATAGAACCTTTCGAAATACCGAAAGATTGGTATGTGTATTTTGTAATGGATTATGGTTTAGATAAACTGGCCGGTTATTGGATAGCAGTAGATTACAACAACAATGCTTATGTTTTTAGAGAAGTTTATGAAAGTAATTTGTTGGTTTCAGAGGCAAGAAACAAAATAAAAGAGATGACGAATGAGTCGATATATTTATATCTAGCACCACCAGACTTATGGAATAGACATAAGGAAACAGGTAAGAGTACAGCAGATATATTCGCAGAAGGTGGAATAGATCTATACAAAACAAATAATGATAGAATACAAGGCTGGTTACAAATGAAAGAGTGGCTAAAGCCTTATAAAGATGAGCAAGGTTATGTTACAGCTAAATTAAAGATATTTAATACTTGTAAAAACTTAATTAGATGTTTACCACAGATACAGCACGATACTAAAAAGGTGGGAGATATTGCTAATGAACCACACGAATTGACTCATTCGGTAGATGCAATTAGAGGTTTTTGTGTTTATTGGACACAAGAACCTATTTTTGTGCCTAAAAAGCAAGATATACCGTTTGAACTACAAACAGAAGATATTGATGAAGATATATGGTATTAGGAGGAATATATGATATTATTGGCAGTTTTTATGGGCTATTTGTTAGGGATAGCTCCTTTTTTATGTAACGAAATACAAACAATTATTCAAAAAGAAAAAGAGAATCAAACAGCAAAAAAAGAACAGAATGATGCAACTCAAATTCTGGATGAATGGCTGAACGGAAAGCAAGAAGTAAGCAATAAAGCTAATCAAGAAGATATTTATCAAGAATATATGACAGGTGTAGTTAAGAAGGGAGAATAATAAATGACTAGATCAGAATTAGCTAATAAAATATGGGATGATTGGCAAAGAGGACTGAATTATCAGAAAAAATTAAGATTAAAAGAAACTTCAGAACAATGCGTAGATTTTTTTGAAGGTAGACAATGGCCTCAGGCGACAGAGAAGACAAGAAATATGCCAAGACCAGTTATTAATATAATTAAATATATAGTAAACGGAAAGAAAGCCAATATTTTATCGAGTAAAATTTCGGCAGTATATAAGCCATTGATTTATTCACAAGAAATGTCAGAAATAGCCACACAAGGAGCTAGTGCTTTTACTAATTTTGCAACCCATATTAGAAAAGAAATAAAACAAGAAGATTTAGATGATAGAGCTATATTAGACGGATTGAAGAAAGGTACATATATTTTTCATTATTTTTGGGACAAAGAAAGTAAAACAGGGATGGCTAAGTTTGATGGAGGACTTAATGGACAAACTATAGATCTTCTTAATATTGTATTTGCGAATCCAAAACAGAAAGATGAGCAAAAACAAAAATGGATAATTATTCAAAGTAGGGAAAATGTTCAAACGTTAAAGAAAATTGCAAAGAAGTATGGAGTATCAAAAACAGAACTAGAGCTGATAACTGCAGACGATGATTCTGAGAGAAATTATGAAAGAGAAGAACAAGATTCTGGAGAAGAATATGCAACTGTATTAACTAGATATTTTAGAAAAAATGGAGAAGTTTATTATATAAAAAGTACAAGAAATATGATAGTTCAACCAGAGACACCATTAACTCCGGATGCTGACAAGGTCACAATAGAAGTTGATGAAGAAAACAAAACAAACGAGGATACAGAGGCGGTTGATATAGATAAGCCAGAACACAGCAAATATAAAATGACGTTATATCCTATCGTAGTTGGCAATCACGAAGAGCGAGAAAAGAGTATTTATGGAATAGGCGAAGTAGAACAATTGATTCCTACTCAGAAATCAATCAATTTTAATTATGCAATGATGCAAATGGCAAGCCAAAATATGGGTTTTCCTAAAGTTTTGATGAGACCAAGAGCATTGCAAGGAAAGCAAATAACTAATTCGCCAGGAGAGATAATTACTGATTATAGTCCTGCATTTGATGGAATAAGATATTTAAATCCACCAGCCTTCAGTAACACACCACTAACAGTATCAGATAAGTTATTAGAAGTAACAAGAGTTGTGACAGGTGCTACAGAAGTAGCAAATGGAGAAGTGCTCGGGAAAAATATGAGCGGAAGCGCCATAGTTGCGCTACAAACACAGGCAAAGGTTCCTATAGAGGATATTCAAAAAAGATTTTGGAGAGTTCACGAAAAAATAGCAAGAATCTGGGAACAGTTTTTTAAGGCATACTATACATTTGATACACAATATGTTGTCGAAAATGATAATAAAGAAGAACTAAATAATTTCAACGGAAGAAATTATCAAGATATAGATTTCGAAACTACTATAGATGTTGGACCAGGTAGTGCATATAGCGAAAGTTTATCTATTAATCTATTGGAAAGCGCATTGCAAAGAGGAGATATAACATTTGATAATTATATAGATTTATATCCGGAAACGGCAATGCCATTTAAAGCTAAATTAAAAGAAATAAGAAAAAAACAATTATTGCCACCAGAAATAAGCCAAAAAATAGCACAAAATCCACAAATATTACAACATGTAATGTCAATAATACAACAAGCAGAAACACCAGCACCTTCAATGCAAAATTCAAGACAACAAACTAATAAGATATAAACAATAGCTATTAATTATATAGTTATTTTTTTGTATAAAAATTCGCAGTGAACAGCGTAAAAATCTCGAAAAAAAGAAAGGATACTTATGGAAGAAGAAGTAAAAGAAAGCGAAAACAATCTTGAAGTCGCTGAACAAGAAAAAACAGTTGAAAGTACTGTAACCGAAACTAAGACTATGGAGTCAGAAGGACAAACTGATTCGGAAATAGAAGAAGTGGAGGAAACAAAGGAAGAAACTCAAAAACAGTCTGACGAAGAAAACGCTAAATATGCGAATATCAGAAGAAAAGCACAAGAAGAAGCACAAAAACAAATTGAAAAAGCAAGAAAAGAAGCATATGAGCAAGGTTTAAATCAAGGGAAAGTACAGTCTTATATAGGAAAACAAAATCCCTACACAGGACAGGCTATTAAAGATGAGTATGATGTTCAAGAATACTTAGATATGTTTGAGTTAGATTCTAATGGAAAGGATCCTATAGGTGGTTATAGGGAACTACAAAAAGAAAAGGCTAGACAAGAAGCTGAAGAAAAAGTAAAAGCAGAGGAAAAATCAAAACAAGATAAATGGTACCAAGATGATACTAGAGATTTTGTAGATAGATATTCTGCAGAAAAGTTACAAGAACTTAGCAAAGACGAAGATTTTAATTTGTTTGCAAATGGGAAAATAGGAAAAGTTCCACTTTCACAGATATATGAAGATTATCAAAGATTGATAAGTAAGTACGAGAAAAAATCAGTAGAAACAGCTAAGCAAATTGTAGCAAATAATTCGACAACTCCTGGAGCGATTGAGGACACAGAAATTCAAGAACTTGACTGGAGTAATATGTCTAAAGAAGAATTTGAGAAATATATTCAAAAAGCAAAAAATGGCGAACTGAAGTAGTTACTTAAAGATTAAGTAGCTGTTTTTTTATCGCAAAAAAAACAAGGGAGGAATTTTAAAATGGCTACAAAAACACAAGTTATAACAAATGTCTCAGGACAAAATCAATTATCAGCAGAGGATAAGACTTTCTATGAAAGAGCATTACTAGAAAGACTATTACCTCAATTAAATTTTTATAAAGATGCTCAAAAGAAGAAATTACCTAAAAATTCAGGAAGAACAATAAATTTCAGAAAATTTAATTCACTAACAGCACCATCATCATCATTAACAGAAGGTAAAACACCAGATGGAAACGATTTAAATATCACGACAGTAACAGCAACTGTTGCACAAGAAGGCGACTATGTTCTAATATCTGACTTGATTCAAATGACTGGAATAGATCCAGTAATAACTGAAACATCTGAATTATTGGGAGAAGAAGCAGGAGTGGTAGTAGATAATCGTATTCAAACTGCAATTTCTGGAGGAACTAATGTGTATTTTGCTGGCGAAGCAACAACAAGAGCAGGATTAGAGTCTGCTTCAACTAAAAATCTAACAGCGAACGACATAAAGAAAATTGTAAGAAAGTTAAAAAATGCAAATGCTAAAAGATTTGCTGATGGCTTCTATCATATGCAAATAGATCCAGACATTGCATACGACTTAATGAATGATTCAGCTTGGGTAGATGTATCTAAGTATGCAAAACCAGAGCAGATGGTTAAAGGCGAACTTGGAAAAATGCACGGAATGAAATTCTTTGAATCAACAAATCTTTCAATAGTAGATTCATCTGCAACAGCAGACAAAAAAATATCTGTTCATATTGCATATGCTTACGGAAAAGATTCTTATGCGTGCGTAGATTTGGAAGGCGGAGCAGGAAAACCAGAAATAATAGTAAAACCAAACGGTTCTGCTGGTTCTGCTGATCCATTAGATCAAAGAGCAAGTGCTGGTTGGAAAAATTGCTTTACAGCAGTTATTACTCAACCTTTAGCATTAGTAAGAGTAGAAACAGGTGTAACAGCCTAGAATAGGGGACAGAAATGTCCCTTATAATTTATATAAAGAAAGAAGGAAAAAAAGGTATGGCAACTACAAAAGTTAATAAAGAAATAGAAAAAACAGAACAAGAAGTAAAAAAAGAAAAAACTATTAAGGTACACATTCCAATTGATAAATTGAACCCAAAAGATAAAGAAATCATTGTTGGAATTAATGATAAATATGCAAAAGTAATAAGAGGAGAAGAAACAGAAGTTTCGATACCTGTTTATGAACAACTTAGAAATGCAGGGTTGGTATAAAAAGCTAACCCAATATATCACTTTAAAGGAATAAGCTAGTTCGAATCTAGCAGAAGTGGAGGGGAAATATGACTTGGGGAGAAATTCAAATAATATCGTTGCAAAAGATGTTTGCAAAAGATGAACCAATAACTGTTTCTGATTTATCAAAATTAAAAAAAGACGATGACTGTAAATGGTATTTGAATGCAATGCCATCCGTTTGTAATGAAGCAATACAAAGAATTAAGCCGTATATTCAAAACACATATGAATATAATTCAGATAAAAATAAATATGAAAAAATTTCTACAAATAAGATAACCGACAATACAGATGATAATTTCGAGTTAACCTATCCGGAAGAAGCTTGTGTACTTATTCCGTTATATATTGCAAGTCAATTATATAAAGATGATGACATATCGCAAGCAACAGCATATCGTAATGAGTTCGAAGTAGCTTTACAGGATTTGTATTATAACGTGGAAAACCAAGAAAACATAAAAGAGGTATATTAGTATGGCTAATTTTAGTATTCCGACGTCTCCAACAACTTATGAAAATAAGATGATAGGATTTTTAGGTGTCGATTTTTCGTCATCTATGACAGATATAGATAAAAGAAGAAGTCCAAAAGGTTATAATTTTATAAATACAAATGGAACAATAGAGAAAAGAAATGGTTATAAAATATTAGCTTATTTAGGACAGAAAGCTAATATTAACGGAATTTGGAATGTTGATACAATATCAGGAGAATATTTTGTAGTTCATTGTGGAACAAAATTATATGAAATGAAAACTGATTTTTCAAGTTATACTGAGCTTTTAACAGATTTATCAGATACAATTTCGAAAGGAATTATTATTGATTCTAAACTTCTCATATTAGATGGGAAAAGAGCGATTGTATATAATCTGTTGGCGACTGAAAATAGAGTTAATTATCTAGATAAAATAGGTTATATTCCAATAACACAAATAGCAAGAAGCCCAAATGGATTGCAAAGTCAATTATATGAAAGTATAAACTTATTGCAAAGTAGTAGAGTTAATCTGTTTACGAGCAATGAAGTCGATAAGAATTATCAACTAGACGATACTAATATAGATGAAGTAGAGTCAGTAGAGATATTAAATGATAATGGAGAATGGGTAACTAAAACTAAAAATGATGATTATACAGTTGATTTAGAAAAGGGACAAGTTAAATTTATTCTAGTAGTTGGAAAATCGCCAGTTGACGGAAAAGATAACGTAAAAATAAGGTTCAAAAAACAAAACAATTCTAATAAAACTCAAATAAATAAATGTTCTATTATGTGTGCATATGGATATGCAGGAAATAACAACAGGGTGTTTATGACTGGAAACCCAGATTTTCCAAATATCGTTATGTATTCAGATATAGATGATATAACTTATATGCCAGTCGAGAATGTAATAAGAACAGGATTGGAAACGGCGCCAATTACAGGTTTAGCAAAGTTAAACGATGGAAAACTAGCAGTTTTAAAAAATGTATCCGATACAGACAGTACAATATTTTATATAGGATATGGTATATATAACAGTAATGAAGTTTTTCCAGTTGAAGGTAGTTCAAAAGGAGAAGGCAATATATCTAAATATGCACACGACGTCTTGATTAATGAGCCATTAATTTTGACAGCAAATGGAATATTTGCGTTAAACACAGCAAGTATAACTGATGAAAGATACGTGTATCATAGAAGTTATTACATAGACAGTAAATTAAAAGATGAAGATGGATTAGAAAAAGCCGTTGGAATTGTTAATGATGGTAAATATTACTTAGCTGTCAATGACCATGTATATGTTGCAGATAGCAGATTCAAAAGTAATACAAATAATTCAAAATACAGTAATTATCAATATGAATGGTATTATTGGACTAATCTTCCAGTAAGAATTTGGTTTATCTGGAATGGAGAGTTGTATTTTGGAGATAAGGTTGGAAATATATGCAAGTTTAGAAAGAATACAGATGAAAACAGATTCAAGGACAACGACAAGAATGTAGAAGCAGAATGGAACTCTTGTATTTTAGACTTAAACAAACCGGCAAATAAAAAGAATATAAAGCGAATTGCAATAACAAGTAATCCTACTAATTCTAATCTAGTAGTAGGATATAGATTAAAAGGTGGAAACAAAGCAGTTTTATCAAAAAAATACATAGATTCAACATATCCTAAGACAACAGTAATAAGGAAGAAAGCGAAAAAGCTTTCTTTCTTTTCATTATATATAGAAAACAAAGAATCTACAAATATGAACTTTAATTCTATCAGCGTTATTTATACAGTTGGAAGTTTCTATAAGGGGGATTAGGATGGAACCAAGATATGATGAAGATATTGTTAATTTAGGTTATTTAAAAAAAACAATAGATAATTCTGAAAAAAACATAAAAAAGCAGGTAAATAAGACTTACGGTAGTAAACCAAATCCTCCCTATTACAAAGGAGATACTTGGGTAGATCAAAATACTGTTTATACTTGTATAAATACCAGAGAAATAGGTACATATAACGAGAACGACTGGGTTTCAGAGAGTGGAGCTAAAGAAGAAGCACAAAACAAAAATAAAACGTTTTTAACAAAGCCAAGCAAGTACAATGTGGGAGATATGTGGATACTACAAACAGACAATGATCATAAAGCGGGGAAAAGAGGAGAAATTCTTGTTGCTATAACAGGAAGAGTAACATATAACGAAAGTGATTGGGTTAATCAACTTAGCTATGGAAGTATTTCGAGTATTAATGAAGTATCTGAGGGGCTTAATAATGCAATTAATAGAATTGGGAATGTAGAAGGAGCAATAAAAGATGGAATAATTATTACTTTCTATCAAGATACAGTGCCAGAAGCAAAACATATAGGCGATTTGTGGTATGTGACAGATATGCTAGAAGGATATACAAAAGGAAAACTTTATAGATATGATGGAAATGATTGGAGTATATTAGATGATCCTGAAATAACTCAAGCGTTTGAAAAAGCTAACGAAGCTACGTTGATTGCAGATGGAAAAATACAAAGCTTCTATTCTGATGAGGAACCGACCGAAGATTTAGGGGTAGGAGACTTATGGATCAATACAGCAGAGCAAAATAAATTACATAGATATAACGGAACTAATTGGATAGAAGTTTATGATACGAGAATTGATGATGTGATAACAGGAATAGATACAATAACTAAAAGAAATGTACAAATAACAACTGATTTAGGGCAAATAACACAAAGAGTATCAGAAACAGAGACTAAATTAAATAATGATTATCTGACAACAGAACAAATAAATGCTGAAAATCAAACAATTAAAGAAGATATAGATTTCATAAAAAAACAACAAACAACTGTAGAAACTACAGCACAAGGTTTACAAATTCAGATAGACCAAATTAACAACGAAGGTGTAAAAACAGTAAAAAATACTACTGTTGATATTAACGAAAATGGTGTGTCTGTTGGAAAGTCAGATAGTGAGTTTAGTACAACGATGAATAATACTGGTACATATATGTACGCGTATGGCAAGCAAATTGCTAAGTACGATAAGGACGGTGCAGAAACAGCGAATTTTAAAGCTACGGGAGAGGTGGAAGTAGGCTATCTAAAAATATTAAAAGGCGAAACAAATGGAGAGAGAAGAACTCATATTCATTGCTTAAAGGGGGGATAATATGGCTAGCGGATATATTACTCTTGAATCTACATCTTCAAATATGGAAGGAAGAATCTTTTGGAGCTCTACTTCAAATGGTTCAATAGCAAATACTTCGAATGTTTATGCAGAAATACAAGTAAAAAAAACATATTCAGGAGCATCGACAAAAGGTCGTTGGAGTACTAATGTTACTGTCGGAGAAGAAACGATAGAGGACAGCATATATAAAGAGATTAGTGATTCATGGGTTACAATCTTAAGCAAAAGCAAAGAAGTTTCTCATAATGACAATGGAACAGGTTATTGTAATATTACGGGGTGGGCATATGGTCCATCTGGGACATCTTTAAGCGGGAAAAAGGTTGAAGGAGGAGCAACAGTAACATTAGATACAATTGCAAGGAAATCGAGTGTAACTTGCGCTGATGGTAATATCGGAAGTGCAACAACTATTAATATTAATAGACAAGCAAATAGTTTTAAACATACTATTAAGTATGATTTTCTTGGATTAACGGGGACAATAGCGACAAAAACGAGCGAAACAAGTATAGGTTGGGGAATACCAACTTCTTTTTATGCTAAAATTCCAAGCGCAAAATCAGGAAAAGGTACAATAACGTGTGAGACTTATAGTGGAGATACTCTAGTTGGAACAAGTAATTGTACATTTAACGCATTTGTTGTTAATAGCGAACCAGGAGTGTCAGCAACAATAGAAGATGTAAATGCGACAACGATAGCATTAACAGGAGATAAAAACAAATTAATAAAATATTTTTCAAATGCTAAAGTAGTTATCACAGCAACTGCAAAAAATAGTGCAACAATTAAGAGCCAAAAAGTTGTGTGTGAAGATGGAAAATCAGCCACAACAACAACATCAACCTTAAATAATGTTGAAAGCGAAAAATTTACGATTTCGGCTGTGGACAGTAGAGGACTAAGCACAAGTATCGAAGTGAATAAAACTTTAGTTAATTATATTAAGTTAGCAATAACAGAAGCAACATTGACAAGACCTTCAACTATATCTAATGTAATTAATGCAACAATAAAAGGAAATTATTATAATGGAAATTTTGGAGTTACTAATAACACATTAAATGTAAAGTGGCGTTATAGGTTATTTGGGGCTACTGAATGGGGAACATACAACGAGATAGAAGTGACAATTACTAATAATACATTTAATAAAACATTAGAATTAGGAACCGATTTTGATTACAAACAAGCGTATGAGTTTGAGATTGTAGCAATAGATAAATTAAAGACTGATACTGTTAATAAACCGGTCACTGCGGGTATACCTATTATTGATATTGGCGAAAAAGATGTAAGAATTAACGAAAATTTAATTCTTAGTAGAAGCTCAATTTTAAAGATTAATGAAAACTCTGGAAATTCTCCAATTCCAGAAAGTGGATGCGGGATAATTTCTGGAGCTGATGGCGCTGATTCAAATAATTCTAATATGAAATTTTTTAGCTGGTGGTCTATTGGTTTTACTTCAAGTTTAGGAGGGGATATCCCACGAGGAGAAAATGCTTTCTACATAAACTGTAGAAATGGAAATTTTACCGCACGTGGTAAAGGCTATACTTCAAAAGGAGAGATTCCAGCACCACGAGAAGTAATAGTAGCAGGAGTGGATAGAAAAACCTGGACTGTTTCGGGAAGTTGGAGCAATGTTAGCTTGTTGCCTTTTACATATAATAACCATTCGGGAAACGGGAAATTAATATATACTACAAATGGCATAAAAATAGGGAAAAATGTTTCTAGAGTTCTTATTTCAACAACTATAAACGGAATAAATTATTCTTCTTTTGGAAGCGATGTTTATTTTGATGTACAAAGAAAAAGAGGAAAAACTGTTGCGGGACTTGCAGAAGTGTATAATACTAATTTTTCAACTTCATTTCACACAATGAATATAACTCCTTTTATTGCTGAAGTACAAGAAAACGACTTAATATATTTAAGTTTTGGTTCTGGTTCTGGAGGCACAGGAGAAGTTCTAGGAGCATGGTTATGCGTTGAAGCATTAGAATAGGAGAAAAATATGGGAAATCCAATATTAAAAGAATATACAGAAGAACAAAAAAGAAATATTCTTTCTATATATCCAAGCATAGAAGAATATGAAAAAATAACTAAATACAAAAACGCAGAAGAATATCTCAATAATACAGACTACACAGTAATCAAAGCATATGAATATTCCATAACAGGAAAGAAAATACCTGAAGGATACAAAAAAATCTTCGAGAAACGAGAAGAAGCTAGAGAGGAAATAAGAAAAATTGAGAAAGGAAAATAAATATGGAAAAGGCAGACATAATCAAACTACAAGAGACAGAAGACAGAAGTAAATCTAATACTAAGAGACTAGATGAACACGATGAGCAAATAAAAGAACTGCAAAATACCTATAAGATTATGGAAAAAATGGATTACCGAATGGGAAATGTAGAGAAAAATATTTCAGGAATAAACGAAAAATTAGATAAACATGATAAAGCAATAACAGAGGAATCTAATAAAACAGATAAGGAAAAAGGAATGAAATGGGACAAGTTGATTGATTATTTGTTTTATGCTATCTTAGCATTTGCTCTGTTTAAATTGGGATTAAAATAGGAGGTTTTGATATGAAAGAAAAATTGGCAAAATTAATTAATGTAAAAAGCATAGTAACAATATTACTAACATTAGTTGTATGTTACTTATCAATAGCAAAAGGCTTTGATGTTAAGGAAATCTATTTAATGATAATAGCTTTTTACTTTGGAACGCAATTAAAAGAAAATAAAGCTGAAAGTGAGGAAAAATAAATGGAAATAATAGAAACTAATTTACAATTTAATAGTAATCACTCTCCGATGAAAAAGGTTGAAGGAATAACACTTCATCATTCTGGAGTAACAGTATTGCAAAGTGTTGAAGTAATACATAACTATCATAAAAGCAAAGGATGGGCAGGAATAGGATACCACTATTATGTAAGAAAAGATGGTTCTGTATATAGAGGCAGACCAGAAAATATGGCAGGAGCTCATTGTCCTGGTGTAAATAGTACAAGCATAGGAATATGTGCTGAAGGTAACTTCAATGAAGAAGCTATGTCAGATGTACAAAAACAAGCTATAATCGAATTAGTAAAAGATATTAAATCGAGATATGATATTAAATGGATAAAAGAACATAGGGAGATAACATCTACAAGTTGTCCAGGAGATAACTTTCCATTAGAAGAAATAAAAAGTGTAATTGCAAATGTAGAAACACCACAAACAACAAATTCAATAGAAGACTTGGCAAATGAAGTAATTGCAGGCAAATATGGTAATGGAGAAGAAAGAAAACAAAAACTTGGTTCGTTATATAATGAAGTACAAAACAAAGTTAATGAAATTCTATCTAGCAAATCATCTAAAACTAAAAGCAATGAAGAGTTAGCTAATGAAGTTATCAAAGGAAAATGGGGGAACAACCCTGAACGAAAACAAAAACTATTAGAAGCGGGATACGACTATGATGCAATTCAAAAAATAGTAAATCAAAAATTAAAATAAATTAAGGGACTTTAACAGTTCCTTAATTTTATATATAGGAGGATATTTAGAATGTCAAATTATACAATTCAATGGGGAGATACATTAAGTGGAATAGCAAGAAGAAACAACACAGATGTTAATACTCTTATGAATTTGAATCCATATATTACAAATGCTAACAAGATTTACGCAGGAAAGAATTTGGTATTGCCAGATGCACAGCCAACACAAAGTTATGAGTCTGTGCAACAATCGCAACCTACTAAAACAACACAACAGTTAGCGGAAGAGTATGCAAGAAATGCAACAACTAATGTTGGAAGTGATACACAAGCGTTATTGAGTCAATATGAGAAGATAGCAGAACAGCAGAAACAAGCATTGCAACAGCAAAAAGAATTAGCTCAAAATCAAATAAATTCTCAGAAAGATGAGGTAATGCAGACATATAATGATAATGCAAGACAAGCCTATATTAATTCTATGTTAGGGAAAAAGAGTGTCGCACAACAATTATCACAAGCAAAGCTGAATACAAGCGGTTTAGTTGGTAGCGCTTATGCTAATGTAGAGAATGCATATGGTAATAATTTAGCAACCTTACAAGGCAATAGAGATAATTCTATAAATAATATAAATAAGCAGTTGAATGAGTCAAATCTACAATATGCAATACAGGAGAGCAAATTGTTAGCAGATATAGAAGATGCAAAGCTCGAATTGCAAAAATACGGAAATGAATTAGCTTACAAAAAATATCAAGATGCATTAAGTAATTATTTGAACTTTGCTAATTACGATCGTCAAAAATATACAGATGATAGAGATTTTAATTACCAGAAAGAAAGAGATGCTATATCGGATAGTCAATGGCAACAGGAGTTTGAATTAGCTAAAAAAAAAGCTAGTAGCTCGGGTTCTAGTAGGCGCTCGAGCTCTAAATCGAATAATAGTTATGGATTTTCAAATACAGAAGATACCTATTCAAGAGTTTTAAGCGAAGCTAGAAATGTATTTAGTTCTGCAGATTCAGAAAGTCGAGTTAGTAATCTAGAAAATTATCTAGCACAAAGAGTAGCTGAGGGAACAATTAACGAACAAGAAACACAACAAATCTTAAATGCAATAGGAATCAGAGATGTTTCTAAAGGTGGAGGCTCTGGAAGCAGAGGCTATGGTTCTGGTGGAGGATTCAGATAATAGGAGGTATTATATATATGGGAAGTATCGATAGGATAAGAAGTTTAGCAAAAAAATATAGAGGAGAAGATGACGAAGAAGAGGAAATAAAAATATCTGAGAGAAAAGAAAAGGACAATAGAGAAGAAATATTAAAAAAAGCAAAAAAAGATGTGTCTGTTAGTTCTAGTGTGAAAAAGAATAATTCTGATTTGAAACAACCGTCATATAGAAACAACAAAAAAGTCAATATGGAAATACAAGATACTCCTATAATAACTCCAACAGAAGCAACCACAATTTCTCAATCAGAAATAAAGGCAAATAATGAAGCGGAAGAAATGAATAAAGATATTGAAGAAGGTGGATATAAAAAAGCAAATGCTATTATATCAAATACTTTGACTTCGTTCGCTGGAGGTGTAAAGACAGGAGCAAGTGGTATTGCAAATGCTGTTATGCTTCCAACAGCGTCTTTATTGCAAAAGATTAACAAATTAGCACAAATAAAGAATGAGGAAAAAGATGATACTTGGCTAAAAAAAGCAAGTGACAATATTTTAAATAAAGCTGAAGAGATTAGTAATACTGCTAATTACGACAATTTTAGAAATTCTAGAATACAAAATAATGTAGCAAGGACAGCAGGAACAGTAAGTAGTGTTGTGGGAAATATGGTACCGTCTATAGCTTCGAATTTAGTTGCTCCAGGAAGTGGATTGGCAGTAATGGGAGTTAGTGCAGGAGGAAATTCTGCACAGGAAGCGCTAAATGATAGAAGAGATAATTTAGATAGAGCCATTACTACTGGAGTTCTAAAAGGAGCTGTAGAAGTTGCAACAGAGAAACTAACTGGAGGAAATTTTTTGTCTAAAGGTAGCTTGGATGATTTAGCTACCAAGTCTATTTCTAAAATTAGTTCAAAACCATTACAAAAGATATTAAGTAAGGGATATGAATATGGTGGAGAGGTATTAGAAGAACAAATATCGGATATAGCAGGATATATAATAGACAAAGTTGTAAATAATCAGGAATTGCCAGACTTAAAAACTTTTTGGGATAATGCAAATGAGACAACTAAAACTACTCTATTAAGTACAGCTGTACTTAATTTGTTTGGATTAGGTGGCTCGACATATAAAGAAGTCCAAGAGTACTCGAATAATAAAGATATAGAAAGATATTTACCAGAAATAGAGAGTATAGTAAACAAAGAATCTGACAATATAGCTAGTAATTTAGAAATAAAACTAAACGATAAAATTCAAGAAAATCAAATAAATAAAATTTTAAACAACAAAGATCTTCCAATGCAAAGCTTTCAATATGAAACAAGTAAGAATACTAAAATAAATAATCTACGTGAAGATGCAAATAAATATTTCAACAATTCAAAAGAAGCTCATTCTTATGTGAATATGCTGGAAAACATTATAACTGATAAAAATATCGATATAAGGTTGGACGGAAACTTAATGACGCCGGATGGCAGAATGGCTAATGGTTCGTATTCAAACGGAGTAATAACAATAAATCCGAACTCGTCGAAAACAGGAGAATTTATTGCAATACACGAATTAACTCACGCAATAGGAACTGACCAAATGAAAAATATAATAAATAATTACAGAAAGAGTAATGTAGATTTTGATAATTCTGTAAAACAGTTATTGAACAATTATAATTCTACAGAAATATCAGAAGAAGCTTTATCGGATGTATCAGCACAATTGTTTGGAACACAAGAGTTTATTGATAATATAGCGCAAAACAATCCAAATATTTTTCAAAAAATTTATAGCGAAATAAAATACTTGTGGCACCAATTTAAAGGATATAAAAACCAAGACCAATTTGTAAACGATTTGTATTATAAATGGACACAGGCATATAACAGTAGTAATAATTTAAATACAACAACTAATTATTACATAGAAACGGTTGCAGACTTTAATGAAATAGAGTATAATAATGCAAAGGAAATAAAGTTACCTAAACAAGAATATGCAATTTTATCAACTATAATAAATTCAGATAGTAATATAAAACCTGGTATAAACAAGATAGAAACTACTAATGCTCAATACGAAATATATTTTAAAGAAACTGGAGAATTTAAAGTTTTGGACAAAATTGCTAATGAAGGAGAAGATATAAATGTATTCAGAAGAACTTTATCAAGAAATGAAGAAGCAAGGAGCAAACGATTCAACGAGCAATTGGATAGCGAAGAGGTTTCAAACAAAAGAACAGGAACATATAATGATGGAATATCTGAAAACAATTCGAAAGGAACATATAAGAGAAACAGAAGTAATTATGATGGGAAGGCAAATAGCCGAAACGATATAAATACTAAATACTCTATGCAAGAATCTGAAAATAATTCAGGTTCTTTTTCTATGCAAGATAATAAAGGTAGAGAATTAAGTGAGAAACAATATGAATATTTTAAGAATAGCAAGGTAAGAGATAATTCTGGAAATTTGAAAGAAGTATATCATGGTTCCAACACAGATGGTATAACAATATTTGATTTAGATAAAACAAGCGAAGACAATGTTTTCGGGAAAGGTTTTTATTTTACAGATAACGAGCTTATGGCAGAAAGTTATGCAGAAGATTCAGTGGATACTAATGGTGGAAGCAAAAGAATATATAAAGAATATTTAGACATAAAAAATCCTTTTGTTATAGAAGGAGAAAGCACAGTAAATTTAGCTAATAAAATAAAAGAAATGGATGCTTCAGCAGATATAATTGATACTGATTATGGTGTTGCATCAACCAAAAAAATGACACAATGGTTGAAGGATAATGGGTATGATGGAATTGAAGTAAAGCTAAATAAAGATGATACATCTTATTACATAGTTTTTAATTCAAATCAGATAAAGAATATAGATAACATAAATCCAACTACTAATTTGGATATAAGATATTCTAAAAACAATCAAACTTGGCAAGATTATCTAGAAACAAATTATAAAACAACAGGAACAAGGACAAACCTAGAAGATATCAGAATTGCACCTAAAGCTAAAAAAGATATTTTTGATACAGATAAACTACCAACTGTTCAACAGAAGAGTTCTGCAATTCAAAGCCTACCTGTAGGAGAATATACAGGGAAACAAAGAAAACATTATAAATCTATAATAGAAAGCCAAGAAACAACGCCACAAGCGAAAAAGATAGCTAGAGAATTGTTAAGATCAGATTCATATGTGCCAGAAACAAACAAAGGACAATTAGAACAAGCTGATGCCAGAATAATGTCATCAACTCCAGACAGCGAGCTAAAGTCGTTAAGTGCACGATCAATCAATGGAGAAAAAATTACTTCTGTTGATATTGCGGTAGGAGAAAGACTAATACAATATTATTCTAAAACAGGAGATGCAGTAAAGTTACAAGAAGCAATACAATCGACTGCAATGGCTGGTACAACAGCAGGACAGACGGTACAAGCGTTAAGTCTGCTTAACCATCAGACGCCTCAAGGCCAAGCTATGTGGTTGCAAAAATCAGTAGATAGAATGAATAATGAATTAGCTCAAAGAAGAGGTGGAAGAATACAAAAAGACGACAATGGCAATATAAGCGTAATAAACAAAAAAGGAATAGATATTACTGAAAAAATGGAATTGTTTAATTTTACGCCAGAAATGACTCAAAAAATAGTATCATCAAAGAATGATGTAGAACTGCATAATAATTTAAACGAAGTGTATGAACAATTAGGACAACAAGTAACTAAAACAACATTGCAGAAAATCGATAGTTGGAGATATTTTGCAATGCTGGCTAATCCTAGAACGCATATAAGAAATATTGTAGGAAATACTGCAATGGCAACAATGCAATATGGTATTAAAAATAAAGTCGCAGGAGCAATAGAAGGAGTAGTAAGTAAGTTTAATCCTGAAATAGAAAGAACTCATACAATAGTACCTGCAAGCTCAGAAGTTAAACAATTCGCAAAGAATGATATTAATAACGTTTTAGACAGATTGGGATTAACTGAAAACAAATATAATCCCAAATCTCGACTTGAAAATAGTATGAGAACATTTAAAAGTGACACTATGGAGAATACCGTTGGAAAGTTATTTGATTTTAATGATAGAGCACTCGAAGCAGAGGATGGTTGGGGATTAAAAGCAGGTTATAAAAAAGCCTTGGCTGATTATATGACGGCAAACAAACTCACTCCAGAAAATATTACAGACAAACAACTTGCAAAAGCAAGAAATTATGCTGTTGAACAGGCAAAAGAAGCAACATTTCATCAAGAAAATCAACTAGCTACTTTAATTAATCAATTATCTAACAAAAACAAATTTGCAAAATATACCACCGATGCAATCTTACCATTCAAAAAAACGCCTATGAATATTGCAAAATTGGGTATAGAATACAGTCCTGTTGGTTTAGCTAAAAGTGCAGTATATGATACAGTTCAATTAAGAAAAGGTAATATAACTGTTAATAAATATATAGACAATGTGTCGAAAGGCTTAACAGGGACAGGAATAGCATTAGTAGGATATGCTCTTGCTCAATCAGGTATTTTAAGAGCTAGTGGTAGCGATGACAAAGAAAAGGCAGATTACGATGAAGCACTGGGTAACCAAACGTATTCTATAAAAATTGGAGATAACACTTATTCGTTAGATTGGATTGCTCCGTCAGGAATACCATTATTTATTGGTGCTGAAATCTGGGAAATAATGCAAAGTAAAAATGAAATTGAATCGAAATCAACAGATGATGAAAAAACATATAAGCAAGCAATAAATAGTGCTGTAAACATATTAGATGGATTTACTAACGCAATGAATCCTATGACAGAAATGTCAATGTTAAGTGGACTTACGTCAGCTCTACAGAGTTATCAACAAGGAAGCTCTCAAATGTTAGCTAAGATGGGAACTAATGCCGTAAAATCATATGTGAATCAGTTTGTCCCAACAGCATTAGGGCAAATTGCTAAAATTACAGATGATTATGATAGAAGTACATCTACAACGGCGACAGGCGTACTACCTAAAGCAATAGAAAGTACAAAAAATCAAATAATAGCAAAAATACCAGGAGCAAGACAAAGTCTACCTAAAAAAACTAATATTTGGGGAAAAGAAGTAAAGCAACCAGAAAACATTATTCGAAGAGCGTTAGAAACAGCTGTATTACCATATACAAGAAAGTCAATTTCAACTGGTAAGGTAGATGAAGAAATTTCTCGAATATATAAAAATACCGGAGAAAGTTCGGTATTACCGGATAATATTAACAAGTATTTAACTATAGATAAGCAAAAATATATTATGACATCAGATGAATATTCAAAATACAAAAAAGAATCCGGCAAAATATCATATAACCTATTAAACAATTTGATAAGTTCTGAAAATTACAAAAAAATGTCCGATAATCAAAAACAGATAGCTATAGAGCAAGTATATAAATATTCTAAAGAAAAAGTAAAGATGGATTATTCTAAACAAAACAAATTAGACTGTGAATCAAGTAATTTATACAAGACTATTGAAGAATTAGATCGAAAAAAGGGTAATTCAAGTAATTATTTTGAATATTTAGCGCTAACAAGTGATATGCATAAAGACAAAGAAAAATTAGAAACACTTGTTAAGAGTAATTACAATGCTACAACTAAGATGGTAATATATGAAAATAATTTAAAATCCTCTGGAGATGTAAAATATGAGATAATTAAATCTTCAGGATTAGACATAAATGAATATTTAAAATATAGGTTAGAAAAGAGTAAAGGAACTTTTGATTCTGATAAAAAAGATGACGGAACAATAAATGGTAAGACTATTTCTGGAAGTGCAAAGAAAAAAGTGCATAATTATGTAGAAGGAATGAAAGCTACTTATATGCAAAAAATACTTTTATACGGATTAGATTACACACCTTCAAAGAGTGACAAAGAAACCATTGTAAATTATATAAATTCTATTCAGGGAAAAAGCAATCAAGAAAAGCTAGATATGTTAGATGAATTTTCTTGGATACAAATAAACAAGAATGGGACATTTAAAATAAAATAGATTAAGGTAAGTCAGTTTTGACCTACCTCTTTTTTTATGCTCAAAATGGCTATTTTCAAGGCATAAAAGTATATGCCTACAAAATAAAAACGTCTTAAATCGCAACCTCGTGGGTCGATTTTTTGGCTATTTTGAGGGATTTTTGAATACTTTAATAAAATGTGGGTACACTAGCAAAAAACGAAAATATGTTTGCTATATATTGACAATTTTACATAATTATAATATAATATTACAAAAGTATTGCAAAAATATTAATTTTTTATTAACTTTTAAAAAATAGTATTGATTTTGTGAGATATTAGTAATATGTATATAAGGGGAGTGAGTTTTATGGCAATTTTTGATGTCAAGGAATTAGCTGCATATATACAAAAGAAATATGAAGAAAATAAACAAATGCAAATTTCGCCAATCAAGCTACAAAAATCATTATATTTTCTTTTTGCTTATTGGGGTGGATTAGTGAGAAAGTCAACATTATATCCGCAATCGGTAGAGGAAAATTTTTCACAGTATGATGAATATTTATATGATGAAGAAATAGAGGCTTGGGTGTATGGACCAGTAATTCCAGATGTTTATCGTGAAGGAAATATAAAGAATTTTTATAATGAAAACCTTTTTCAAGGAAAAGAAAAAATTAAAGAATTTATAGATGGATTGTTAGAAGAATTATTTGATGTTAGTGACTTTACTCTTGTGGAAATATCGCATAATGATAAATCTTGGAAGAATAATTTTAATCGTTCTTCGCAGTTTCACAATAATACGATTCCAAAAGAGGATATTATAGAAGAATATGTGTCAAAATAATAAATTTAGTATAAATAGATTTAAAAAGAGAGTTAATAGGTTTAGCAATCCTACTTTTGTAGAAGAGGAATATAAATGGTTTGATTTTGATGATAATTTAAAATCAAACCATTTTCCGGAACTATATTTTACAAATTTTTTAAGTAGCAATTTATGTAATAAATATTTAAAACTACATGATATATGTACTAAAATTAAATTAAATAATAATGAATGGATAAAAATGTTTGTTTCAGATGAAATTGAAATAAAAACAGATATTCCTAAAATTAATAGATTGTACAAGATAATAAGTTTAGTTAATAATAAAGAAATAAATAGAAATGAGTTAGTATTAAAATTCAAAAATTTAGAAGATAAAGAAATACAGTTTTATATAAGAAATGAAAATGGAGTACTCAAATTATGCTTAATAGACTTATATCATCTGGGAATTGAGGCCGAAAATAAAAAAATACATAGATCTGATATAAGAAGCATATATAATGCAAGAAAGAAATGCACTTATGATATAAGTAATATTGAGAACAAATTGGTAGAAGACTAACAAATTATTGTGTTGAATGGAGTTCGTAATGTGAGTGGTACGAACTTCTTTTATTTTTGAAATTTCAATCTTTTTTCGACAGTTTTCTCATAAAGAACCTGCTATAATAGAATTAGGAGGGACAAGCCTATGGAAGAAAATAAAAAGCTTGAACTAATGATAAAAAACAATAGTAGATATGAAGAGATCATAGAGCAAAGTAAAAAGATAGATAAGTACATAGACAAAATAATTGAGGGAGCATTATAGCTTCCTCAAATCTATGTTAATAAGTAAATCTATTATCTGGCTGATTTCCAACGCTTCGGGCGAGTTTATGCCGTACTTATCCATTCTGCGATACATTTCTTTCTTCAATTTACTTAACTCAATATCAGAATAAAACAAGTCTTTGACATCTACATTTAATGCAGTTGCAATAGAGTAAAGAGCAGAAAGTGTAGGATTAACACGCTTATTATTCTCTAAGTTGCTTAAATATGTGCGTGATATATCTGTCATATGACTTAATTTTCTTATACTTATATTTTGATTCTCACGAATTTTCTTAATATTAAATACAATCATAAAATACCTCTTAAATTAGTATCTTATAATTGTACAATTTTTATACATTAAAGAAAAGATGTAACTCCCAGAGGACATTTTTGTCGAACGATTATGCTTGACTTTGTCGAATTTTGTTATATAATTTAATCATAGAAAAAAAGAAACGCGTTTCTCCATAAAAAGGAGAAGTAATATGAAAAAAGATTTAGTAGCAAAATTGACTGAAAAATATAAAAAAAGTGAAAGATTCATTTCACTTCTAATAAAAATGTGTAAAGACTGTAATATAGAAAATAGCGAAAAGCAGATAGAACATTTTTTGAAAAAATGATAA